TCATTGCCGAGCGCCTTGCCCGGAGTCAGCGCGATCGAATCTGCTGCAAGCGCAGGTCCGTTGTCGACAAGTACGTAATCTCCTGCGAAGTACTGTTCAGGAACAGGTACGTATGGCTCGTACGACAGCGACTTGTAGAAATGGCGCGCAGCCAGTTCTTGAATGCTCGAGGTATTTCCTAATCCGTTGCTAAAGTCGACAGTCGAATCTTCAGCGACCTCAACCGTGTCAGAGATGTTCTTGTAGACAGCATTGACGCTGACATCTGACATCTCATACGCGTCACCGAATCCTCTGCCGAACTCCATCGAGTACCGGTCAGATACGGTATACGCATCGCTGGTAGGTTTACCTACAGAGAATACATGCTGCTCTCTCGCAACCGGCTGATCGGCTAATCCCTTGCCGACGAAAATGGTGTCGTCGTCTGCAACGTTCGAAGTGTTTGCGACGTTCTTGCCGGTCTCGTTTACGCTGTCATCCGCAGCGCCCGCAGTGTGCGTGAACTTTCGGTCGTAATTAACCTGACGATCGAAAGACTCCGCGACACCCGAAATGTCCGTGGTGTTCTTGAAGAACGCCATCTCCTGATCGTCGAGGATCGATGCGGCACCGTCGACGTCATCCGTGAAATTGACGGTGTTGTAGATGCTCTTGTAGAAATCCCTACGATCAATCTGCTCTGCAACAGAGAACTGGTTGTCCGTGTTCTTGTAGAAATCCGCGTAATGCGCTTCGGCAAGCAGTGACTGGTCAGCTTTATTCAGCCCAAACTCAATCACATCATTGTCGGACATCTCTGCCGTATTGAAGCGATTCTTGCCGGTCTCGAGCGACGCATCGTCGTCCGTGGCGATGAACTGATTGCCGGTATTCTTAAAGAAGTGCGGCTCGTACAGTTCGCCGACGTTCGCGGTATTTGCCAGATTCTTGAAGAAGTCGATGATCTCGTCATCCGACATCTCCGCTTCGTGCGTCAGGAACTTATAGAAATCCAGCGCAACAACATCAGAAGTTTCGCTGCCATCTGATAGAGCTTTGAAGAACTCAATCAGCATTCCATCAACGCCACCGACACCATCCAGCACTTCGAGGTTATTGTCGAGGAATTTCTCGATCAAGAAGTGCCCCAACTCTACGCCCATCTTAATGGGTGAAGTCGAGGCAGATAGCGTTATACCAAGGCGCTTTGCCGCGAGTGTTAGTCTGGCAATTACCGCAGCTGAGGTCAGCTTCATGCGAAGTCTTCCCTGACCTTAAATTTCAGCAGTTCGTAAATGGTTTCGCGTACACCAGAAGAACGAACGACTTCGATCTCGCCCTCATAGTCGCCAGCGTCCACATTAAGGTCGCCAGCTTGCCAGTTGACGATCGCAACACCTGTCGTCGCAGTCTGCGGGTTGACGAATGCCGCACGCGAAAAGATCGGGGTCGTATCGCCCAGTGCGCGGAAGTGCAGCGTTACGGTAGCACCAGTTAGGTCTGCCGCGGCCCCTGTGTCTTCGTCTGTGAACGTGAGACGCAGCTGTGGACCCGTGTCGCCCTGTACCAATTTAATTTTATCTGCCATCAGAACGCCTTCTGTGCGACAGCCATGCGCACGTTTCGGTGGTCGCGGATACGAGCATTTGTGATGCCCTGCTCAAATAAGCGGTGGTGGTACATGGCAATCTCTGGGTTAGACCAAGCCTTGCCCGGAGTGCGTGCCAAACGCCAAATAGCTCCACTTACGATAGGCTCGACATAGCTTTCATAGATCCAGTCCTCGATGCCTGTAGCCGTTCGGGAAGGCTTCAGGGCCGCCGTAACGTCCAAGCGATACTTTGCATCAGGGATCGGGAACAAGCGCACTGCAGTGTCATTTACGACCCAGAACGCGTTCGGCTTGCCTTTATCGGTGAGCTTCGACTTGTCTAAATAGCGAGGGTCGATATGTTTCAGATCATCCCCGGACAGCGTTGCCCAAAGAACCGACTCAATTACTGCAGTGCCATCGATGTCGTAGTCCGGAATCCCGCTGATAGTGTAGCCGAAATCGAGGGTTTCCCGCCAAATGTGCGTACGCGCACAAAAATCTGCCGCAGTTGCAGCGAGCGCCGTATCTACAGTCGGAGTTGGGCAACCCGGTACGTCCGGCAGAATTAGAGGGTGAATGTCCGCCCAGAGTACGGTTGCCATAGATTACGTCCCCGGCTGCGAAGCGCCGTCAGAAGCCGTCTTAGTGCCCAGTGATGTCTGCATGGCTTGGTAGTGCGCCACAGCCCTCTGAGCGTTTGCCGCGTATTCTGCGTCCTTAGAGTACGCCCGGTACAGGATATAGTCCAAGATCGCGTTAGCGTAGCTGTCGTCGATATTGATTACCGTGGTATCCCCGCTATCCGGAGCCAAATTAGCCTCAGACAACGCGTGGGCAGCGGGTACAGACGAGTACACAACTTCAAGCTGCGCAGCCGTCGTAGCCGGAGGGTATACCAGAAACTCTTTTGGGAGCTTCGGGTCGAACATATAGTGCTGAATGTTTACGCTAGCCGTTTCGTTGTGCCACCCACGGCGCTGGTCGTCAAGCGTGTTTCGATCCACCAAACGAACAGCATACTTATTGGACGAAGCTGCAACATTGCGAGTCACATCCAACAAGCGAAGCGCGTTCGAGAAACCGGTCGTTAAAACCTGCCGAGTCCCAGACACGCAAGTATAAGTGCCCGTCTGCGAGTTCGCGTCAGGGCGCAAGAGCGTGATTTCACGATAGGCATCATTGAGCCATTTCTGCAGCTCAAGCACTGGCCAGCGAACAGAAGTCGTGTCCTGCAGAATGGTCTGGGCACGATCAATAAGCTCAACAACTTTTACAGAGGCCATAGCCTATCTCCTAGAAACCTGCGGCAGATAATACCACGCGCCTACTTGTCTTCAACAGCAGCGAGCAGGTCCGCCAGTGCGTCGTCCGCAGGGTCTGCGGCCACAACCTCTTCCACAGCCAAGGTGTCTTCGATTTCGATAATTTCAGCCGGGGTTTCAACTACAGTTTTTGCCTTCTTGCCGCCTTTTTTGGCGCCTTCCAGCTCGCGAGCCATAGCCGTGCCTTCTGGAGTGAAGATCATATCGTCGCCGTTCGGGATGCCCAGAATGATGTACTCGTCGCCCTGACGGACACGAGCCTTACCACGGACGATCTCGCCGCCTACCTTTTCGAGCAATTCATAAACATTCATCAGAGTTTCCTTATTTCTTCTTTACCTTGCCGCCGCACATGTAACCTTTTACTTTGCCGCCGGACATCATTTTCTTTTTCGGAGCCGCCTTTTTCTTAGGAGCTGCCTTGGCTAAGCACTTGCCCGCCGCCTTGCATTTAGCCGGAGTTTTACAAGCTGCGCAAGGCTTGAACACTTTGCCTCCATCTTTTAGGCCAAACATGCCACGAAATTCTTTGTTGAACTTCGCTTCTTCTTTCTTAGAACGCTCATACCCTTCTGGATACATGCCTTCTTTCTGCATTCTTGCGCGTTCGCTTTGCTTTCTGGCAGCAATGCTCGCGTCGATCTTAGCGTCCATTTTGTCCCTAGCTTTCTTAGTAGCCTTGGACTTCGGGGTCGTCTTGTTTCTGCCGCTGTACATAAACCCTCCTAAACAGAAAAAAGCCCGCCCCCGAAGGGGCGGGACCACCTTAACCTATTATCAGGTATCAGTGTCGGTGTCGCGGATCACACCCCAGTTATCGCTACCCGTGTTTACACACAGAGCAGTGGCGTTAGCCAGTACGGTAACCGCAGCGTTAGCAGAACCACCATTCAGAGCACCGCCGGTAGACGGATACACTTTCAGGGCGTTTGCAGAAGTGTTGACGATGTAAACAACGTCGCCAGCTACGCGGTCAGCCTGAAGGATAACACCATCGCTAGCGTTGCCAGTGGTTACGATGTTGACAGCACCAGTTGCTTCAGTAGCACCGGCCTGAGTCTGAGTAGTACCTGCAGTGATGGAAGCCACGCCACCGATTGAACGGCCAAATGAAGTCGAGGACATAACAATTCTCCTAAATGTCTTGAACTAGAACGGGGGGCCGAAGCCCCCCGGTTCATTAGCTGGCAGAGCCAACGATAGCAGTTACCATCGCTTCAGGCTTAACTACCTTGCGGCCATATACAGCCAGACCACGGACGATGTCGCCGAAGTCAGTCTGGTTACGCAGCGGCTCGGTCTTGTTCACAGTCATTGCGAACGAGTTAGCAGCCTTAGTACCAGCAACCATCAGGCGACGAGCCTTAGCGTTGGATACAGTAGCACCGGTAGAGGTTGCGGACAGAGCCGGAACCAGAGCCTTACCAGCTTCACCACGCGGCAGCAGGTTGCTGACGTAGACAGTGAAACGGTCCAGCATGCCGATCTTACCGGTACGGACGATGCTTGAAGAATCGCCAGTGAAGTAAGCCTGAGCAATGTTGGACTGCATCAGCAGGTGGCGGTCATACGGAGAGATAACCAAGAAACGACCATCTTCCGGCACGTTCTGCTCGTCAAGAACAGAAGACATACGCAGGATCGCGTTCAGTACGTTAGCCGCAGAAGACTGGTCAACCGGGGTGGTGTCCGTGCCCAAGTTGTAGGCAGCAGAGATTGCACCAGCGGTAGCGCCTTCGTTTGCAGCAGCCGGACCTTCAGTTACGAAGTTGTTGAAGAACACTTCGTTTTCGATCGCGATCTTGAGCTGCTTGGCAGCGTCTTCAGTGAACATGTTCATCAGGTCCATATCGGACTGGTAAGCGAGAACGTCGTTTACCTGAACACCGAAGTACTTACCCTTGTTTACCTGCATGTCTTGGTAGATCGGGGTCGGAACTTCGTACGAGAGGTTAGAACCTACTTCGTAGTCGTTAATGTTGATGGACGGAGCCAGACGGATACGGATGGTATCGCCTTGGTTCTTCAGTTCGCCTTCGTAATCGGTGTTAGCGATTTCAGAAAGCATGGTGTTCTGGTAGAACTTGGCAAGCAGCTTGCCAGACCAGAGGGTAGGGATAAAAGCACCAGAGTACGAAGTACTGGTGTTAAACGGGGCGTTTACTGGAAATACAGCAGCCATGTTAGTCTCCTAAATATCAAACAAAGTATGGTTTAAGAGACCTTATCAGCACCAGATCAGACCTGAACTCGGCCTTCTCTAAACGCTGCGTCGATCTCAGCTTCAAGTTTTGTAGCCTTGTCGAACTGCTGGCGTGAACTGTACTCGGTTATCTTTCTAAACATACCGTCAATATCAGCGGAGCTGTAGGTACGTCCTTTTTGGCTAACCGGCGCATTCGAGCTAACAGTTTTACTCGGCTGTACCTGACGCTTGAGTTCAGAGCTACGGTCGGGTTTTACTGGTACAGCGCCTTCATTGCCACGGAACAGGCTTACGTAGTGTGCAACAGCCTCAGCGTCACCTCGGTTAAAGGCATCCTGAGCTACTGCTCTACGCGGTGCCCGAATGATCGGGTCAACCGTATCAAGCCATTCGATCCATTCTGGGTTGTTGTTAATATCGGCAAAATCCGGCACCAAACGGTGTAGACGTGCCTCAAAACTAACCTCCCCAACTTGGCTACCTGTCTGGTCCAGCTCGGCTTTTAGCTTCGCATTCTCAGCTTTCAGAGCAGCTAAGTCTCCTTGAATCGCTTCCTTGGCAATACGACGCTGGAGATCAATAAACTCCTTGCCGTACTCTTCAACATCAGCGTCAGTAACCAACTTCTCGACTACCGTGTCTTCCGGTTTTTCCGCAGGTTTCTTGGCCTGTTCACGCAAGTCTTCCAACTGCGCTGCAAGATCCTTGAGCTGCTGGTGTAAACGAGGAACTTCCGCATCGTACTTGCCTTGCAAGCGGTGATACTTGTGCTCCCAATCTACTTCCGAGGTTTCCGGCTCGTTAGGTTGGGTTGGCGTTTCATCCTCTGCCGAAGCGGTTACATCAAGATCTTCTGTATTCTCTTCCTCGGCTTCCGTAGTCTGCCCATCTTCGGATACGACCTCCATTTTTGGAGTGTCCTTGTCCTTATCGACGGGGGCTTGCATCTGCCGTTCAAGTTCTTCTACTTCTTCAATCTGTCTCTGTACCTGCTTTGGTAACGCCATGGGTTTCTCCTGAAGGGGCCAACTCTGCTCGATCGGGCCGAACTTTACGGTCTGCGATCAACATAATGGTCTGCCTAAGTAAATACGCACTAGCTATCTAGTACGCTCCAATATGGAAGCCGCCTGTTGGACAGCCTCCAAAAAATCATTAAGAACCTTCGCCCGCCCCTGTAGGCGGTAAATACGTGCGCTTTCGTCCGCTTCAGCAAGCGAGCGAAGGGTTTCTAGTTCTTTTTCCTTAAAGAGCAATAATAGGTTTTCCAACTCGGGAAACCGGCACTTATTCAGTGCTTCCAGATATTTCCGTTCTGTCTGGCCAGCTAGGAACAAGTTCATAAGGCTATTGAATACCTCTAATTAGTAACTGTCAACCACGCAACCGCGAAGAAGTCAAATTACTTTCTCTACCACCGACCTGAGATCCATCTGGGAGAATGTTTCTAGCTTCTGGTGACGGAGGAGTGCCCTGTCCTTTTGGCTGCTGAGCGCCCATACCGAGAGCCTGCTGCATCTGCATCAACTGCTGCTGAAGCTGCTGAATCATCATGGCTTGCTGCTGCATGGTGCTCGCCTGCTGTTGGTCAGGCACGAGGCGATCCGTGTTGATGTCAAAGTTTTCGGCCATATCACGGAGCAGTTCTGCTGCGCCCGGAATGCCTACGATCTGCTGCGCGATCGGGCTCTGGAGGACAATCTGGAGGAACTCCATCTTACGAGTTGCCTCCATCTCCTTAACCACCAAGCTGCTAGCGCCACGGGCGACAACATGAACGTCGCCAACCAAATCAGGGTCTTCGGCATAGCGTAAATTGTCCTGATACAGACGCTCGATGATCGGCGTAATGATGTTAGTGTCGATGTTGTTGATTACCTGCTTGATGCCCTTACCAGCGTTAGAGATCAGCATCGACAGACCCGAAGACGTACGAGCCGCACCGGCTTGGTGGCCACCCATCATATACTTCGGAATCATGGTGTCCTCATCTGCGCGCAGAGAGAACATCTCAAACACCTTCATCAGCTCACCAGCGTTACTTTGTGGCTGGAAAAAGTTGATCGGCGCCGTAGCATCAGAATAGTCAGAACTTGTGAACTGCCAAATCTTCCACGGGTACATCTGCGTGAGGTCCTCGCCTGCCGGTAGACGACTGACGTTTATACCCACCTGTGGACCCGAGCTGATCCCCATGTTGTTCGCAAGGGCACGCGCCGAGGCGTTCACCATCTCCTGCGTGTCACGGCAGAGATCAGTTACGCCATTACCTGCGATAACCCCCGGAATGGCCTCGTACGAAGTGGCAAAGTACGGCTTACGACCGAGCGGGTCATAGTTCAGCACAGCCTTAATTACCGTGCCGCCAATCAGCCAAACTTCACACGGGTAACTCAGGTGCGGGTCGATCTCTTCTTCCGCCTCTAAGCCCCAGTCCAACAAGTCTTTACCCTGCACGCTGTCCCAAAGCTGCAACGCGTCGATCAGGTCTGTATTGTGCGTGGTAGCGGTAATGTCCTTACCTTCTACTTCTGCCTGCGCAGTGTCGGTCCACAACCACTCGTTCAGGTTGCCGTTCTCAAACTCACCGAGCACCGTACGGATCGCAGCTTCGCTGTACCCTTCAACACCGATGAGCGCTTCAAGCCCATCACGGGTCAAGCGATGGCGTTCAATCACGTACCCATCGTCGATCTTGCTCGCCCACGGCGCCCAGTAAATGTCGAACGGATCTACGCGTTCCCACTCGTTGCGGATCTTCTCAACCGGAACAAGCTGGCCATTCTGCCACTGGAGATCCTTGCGCATGCGCTTAACCG